CATTCCACGCCTTAAAATCAAGTAAAGTTCGAATCTCTCCTTTCAAGTGAGTATCAAGCCACTGACGGACCTGCTCACGAGTCTTAAACCGCTCCTTCTCAAACATGTAATTCTGAATTTCCCAACGATCTGAACCCTTAACCTTGCCAAGCGTTATCTTAACGCCTTTCCCAAGCTCCTTAACCCTGAACTTCTCAAACTTTCCCGGGTCCTGAACCCTGTACCTAAAAACTTTTGTTCCTTCTTCTAAGCCTGGCATCTTAATTCGACAACCATTCAGCTATTGCGAGAACACGTTTGAGGAACAATTCCTTTATTTTTCTGTGTGGACGCTTTTTATCAATGAAAAGCACGTATGTTTGACAATCCTGCGGCATCACTATGCGCATCTTGCTGTTGTAATGATACTTGTTCTTATCCATTTTACCATAAAAAAACCGCCTAACCCGACAGAATAGACAACTAAAATGGGGCCTATGCATACGGTTTGAATAACCACATAAACTGTGACAGGGCATACGAATCCGAATCTTCAATTTTTTACTCCTCGCTCTGTAACGCCTCAACAACACCGTTCACAGTCTTATCGACAGCCTTACTGGTTTCGCTCTTGGGCTTGGCAGGAGGAAGCATGTTTTCAGCTGCTAACGCTTCATCAGTAGGCTGCTCTGGATAGCCTAACTGTGGCCGAGCTTCACTTCGCAGAATAATGTTCTTATCCACAAGATCACTGATGAACTTGGCTTTCACGTCAAGCGTGGGCTCCCATATCGGACGCCACTTTATAGTTGGAACTTCAACGCCCTCTCCAAACTTGGCTACCAAGAGCTGCTTAAACAAATCTGTTTCAAGAGTATCCCCCATGAGCTCCTGCAGCATCCTCAACCGTGTGACATATTCTTGCATGACAATCTCTGCGGTCGCACGGTTTGTCCTTTCGCTTTCACCCAAGAAGATTTTTGGAACGCCTAGAACCGCTTCGCGCTGTTTGTAAAGATAATCAAGCCAAAACTGAACATTCACATCCTTCGTAAGGCTGGGCACAACATCAACAGCAACATCGCCACGCACAAAAACATCCGTGGCAGGCTGACGATCACGAAAAGCTTCCATAAGCTGCTGAAGCTGCGGATCGCTGAAGGGCATCTCAGGCCTTCCCGCCCTAACCACAAGCATGGGCTTAGTATAAGTGTGAACAATGATGGCCATGTCATCTTCAAGCTGATCGATTAAGGCCTGAATCTTTAAGAGAGGCCTTAGCTGGCTTGTGCCATACGAAAATTCATACCACCAAGATTTAGCGCCCCAGCGAAAATGAACAATATCTTGGGCAGTGAAGACAACGGGAGGCATAGTTAAAAGCTGAATAAAACCGAACACATTACCGTAAGCATCACGTCTGACTCGCACGTGCACGGGATCTAGGGGCTTAAGGTACCATTCTTCAGGAGGCATACCTTCTTCTCGACAGATTTCAAACTCTCCATTACCAAAAACAAGCATGTCCGTACCCGTAATCCGCAAAGTCTGCAGAATGTTATGCTCATCAAGCCAATCAGTCAGCCACTCACGAACCGCCTCATCGCCACCTTCCAACTCGAAACCGTTACTAATCGCAAGATTAACCGTAACATCAATGCACGCCTTGATGTACGGCGTAAAAGTGTAGAGATCCTTGTACTTGGGAAGGTCCTCTATCGGTACGGCTCCCCACATCCGCTCCCAATTTCAGCTTGTAGCTCAGGATCCTGATACCACAAATGCTGTATAGGGCGGAGTTACGAAGCCTGCACCACTGCCCTTAAGCATATATTTGGTAACGTAGCCCCAAAGCATCCCATCCTGTTTCCAGCTAACCGGGATCTCCTCTTCAATCTGGCGCTTGCTAATTTCTGGCGGAACTTGCCGTTGAGCTTCGAAACCGTCTTTTAAAGTGCTTTTCCACGGCATATTATTCACCCCCTTTTCCATGACATAGTTTTCAGTTTCCAGCTACTTTGTAGCCGTTAAGACAACACCTTTACTTTCAGGCGCCCTCTCGATTACAATGCGGACTTCTTCGAGAACCACGTTTTTTGTAATGTCCACGCCGTTAACGTATATGTGAAGATCCGCTGGAGCACAATTTATTTTCATGCCCAAAGCTTTCACGTCGCCCTTTGAATTAGCAACGAAAATTTCTTCTTCCATCTTATTTCACCAAAGTTAATGTGGGAGCATAACAGCGCCCTTCCCAGGCAGGGGCGCTTGAACACTCGCATAAACGGCTAGAGCTGTGCTCCAAAACACATCATCATGACCGCCCTCAGGATGGCTGAAGCGCAAGTGCCCCGTCTTCATCAACTCGTACTTTTCAATGTTAAGCTCAGCCGTCAAATCAACATCCTCGATCTTCCGAGAAGGCACGTATGGAATCTTTACCTCTTCAGAGCGCATCTTCTCTCGCAAAATAGTTGCCATTTCTTCCTTAGACTGCACAGTGAAAGTAACACCGTTCACGTTTTGGATTCCGCTACGAAACATATCCTCGACAATGTAGCCACCAACGCCAGTAATATCGGCATACACAGCCCTGACTTCATGCCAACGATCCAGCAGGCTTTTCACGTAGCCAATCACGCTTGCATACTCGGTTTTCAACGGAAAACGGTGAACGTGCACAACGCGAAGGATCTGACCGGTCTTCTCAAGAACAAGGACCACACTGAAGTCTTGTTCCTTACCGAAATCGACGCCAACGTAAAACTCGCCTTTAGGCACATCTTGAAAATCATATGGCTGCAGGTTGCTGTCGATGCAGCTAACGATTAGGCTTTGTGTTAGCCAAGCGTCGATGTCCTCGACAAACTCAGCCATAAACTCCCGCTGAAACCGCTCAAACGGAAGCTGCTGCTTCATCTCGTCAATAAAACTCTGCTTGATCAAGCCGCTTTTCACGACGCCCTCGCATGTTGTAATGTGCTTGCTAAACTCTGGATTCTGACACATACGGTAGAAAACACTGTCTTTGCTCCAAGGCGTCGACGATGCGATTAAGACACCGTCAGTTGTACTTAGCATGGGATAAAGCACATTGTAAAATACAAGGTCATCATCACGAAAGAATGCAGCCTCGTCACAGATCACCTGATTCGCCGTATAGCCCCTGAGTAGCTGAGGACTGTTAGGCAAGGCCACAATCCGGCTGCCATTCTTGAAGCGAACCGTAGTCCTCTGCAACTTTTCAATCAGTTGCACACGTTGCTCCTTAGGCAAGCTCATAAGAAAATCTTGAATCCGATCACTCATGATCATGCTCTGCCGAAGCGACGGCGCCACAATTAACGTAAGCGTTTTCGGGTGTGTCACTGCAAACCATATTGCCCTAAGGGCTATGCATGTTGTCTTGCCAGCTTGTCGACTCCAGCGGACCACGATCCGCTTACTCTTATCTTCCAAAAGCTCTGCCTGATACGACTTAGCCAAAAACTTGAAAAGTACTAGAGCAAATTCCACAATGTCTGTAGGGATTGGCAGTGAACTTTTAATGTTCTTTTCTTCGGCTTCCTCATACAACTGCTCTATCGTCTTCTGCAGCTTTTTTGCGCCTGATCTCATTAACCATCCTCTCCAGCTTTTTCAGGTCCGTTTGAAATTCTTTCTCATCAAACCCCTTACTCAGATTCTGCATAACCTGCGCAGTGTACGCTGCCAACCGTGCCCACTTCTGCCGCTGCTGAGGAGTAACACCATACTCTTTCCCTTCATCATCTCGGAGCCGCTTAACCTTACCCTGCGCAATCGAAAAAGCCAAATTAAATAAAGCATCAAGCTGCCTCAGCAGTTTAGCACGTATCTCCTGACTATCAACACGTGCAACACGACGAATTTTTACTAGGTATAGAGCTACCCTCTCAGATGACCTTACCGAAACCATATCTGAGACACCGCCCCTATACCTACCTTTTTTCACCGCTGAAAACTTCCCTGGCCCCGACTGTCAATGAGAACCTCGCCCTTCTCAACATCAGGTACGTCGCTGACCTGCACCTCAGCGCCTGCGATGCCCAGTATGTCGACACGAGAAACAAGAGAAACACTCTCACAACGCCGAACATCACGAAAGCTTGAGGCAAGGATCAAGCTACGCAACCGCCTTTTAACACGGCGCCTCTCAACAGCCTCTTGAGACCGTTTATGCCTACACAACTAAATCACCCTTTAAAATATCCTCTACATGCCACGTTGTCTCCTTTTGGATAGAGCA